CAATACGACTTCAGTGGCTGGGCTACCCGAAACAATCTTAAATGCTCGGATGGACGTACCATCATGAAAGATGCATTTAAGGAAAATGACGGGGAAATTGTTCCGCTTGTCTGGAATCACCGTCACGATGAATCATTCAATGTGCTTGGACACGCATTGCTTGAAAACCGTGAAAACGGAGTTTATGCCTACTGTACGTTCAACGATACGGAGTCCGGCAAAAATGCAAGATTGCTCGTGAAGCATGGCGACATAACGGCGCTTTCAATCTATGCAAACCAACTGCGGCAGCAGGGTGGCAATGTTCTTCATGGAGCAATTCGTGAAGTAAGCCTTGTACTTGCAGGTGCAAATCCCGGTGCATACATTGATTCTGTGATCAGCCACGGAGAATCATCAGATGAGGAAGCCATCATCTACACCGGAGAGGATATTGTAATCAGCCACGGATCTGAAGAATCCGAAAAAGAGGAGGAAGAAATGGATACTACATCAAAGAAGGCAAAATCTGAAAACGAAGAAACCGTTGCGGATGTATTCAACACACTTACTGAAAAACAGAAGACTGTCGTTTACGCACTGATTGGACAGGCACTCGAAGATAGCAGTAAATCCGACAGCGATGAAACCGAAGAAGGAGGTAACAAAATGAAGCATAACGTATTTGATCAGGACGAGGAGATGACCGGCGAGGTACTGAGCCATTCCGAAATGATGGCTGTTATCAGCGATGCCAAGCGATACGGCAGTATGAAGCAGAGTGCATTGGAACACGGTATTACTAATGTTGACTATCTGTTTCCGGAGGCAAAGACTATCACCAATACGCCTGATTTCATTCAGCGTGACACCGGTTGGGCTAAAAAGGTTATGAACAGTGTGCATCATACTCCGTTTTCCCGCATCAAGTCCGTTCTGGCCGATATTACTGAGGATGATGCAAGAGCCAAGGGTTATATCAAGGGAAACCGGAAAAAGGAAGAGGTCTTCAGCCTGCTCAAAAGAACAACCACTCCCACCACGGTCTATAAGAAACAGAAGATGGATCGTGATGACGTGATTGATATTACAGATTTCGATGTTGTTGCATGGCTCAAGTCCGAGATGCGGCTTATGCTGGATGAAGAACTGGCTCGTGCATATCTTGTAGGTGACGGCAGAACATCTTCCAGCGATGATAAGATCAATGAAATGAACATCCGCCCTGTATGGACCGATGATGACCTATACACAATTAAGCAGACCGTATCCGTAACTGGCGGTGCAACGGAAGATGATAAGGCAAGAGAGTTCATCAGAGCAGCTATCAAAGCTCGTAAGAATTACAAGGGATCCGGTAGTCCCTCTCTTTACATCAATGAGGATATGCTGACTGCTTGTCTCCTTCTGACTGACACTACCGGTCGTGACCTCTACGATTCTGTTGAAAAGCTGGCTACCAAGCTCCGTGTAAAGGAGATTATCACGGTTCCTGTGATGGAAAACCTCAAACGTGACGATGCCAGCACTAAAAAATCTTATGAACTCGCCGGAATTATCGTCAATCTGGCTGATTACAACGTTGGTGCAGATAATGGCGGCTCTGTTAACCTGTTCGACGATTTTGACATTGATTACAATGCACAGAAGTATCTGATTGAGACACGCTGCTCCGGTGCTCTTACCAAGCCCTACTCTGCGATTGCGATTGAATTTGAAAGCACTTCTGACAGTGCCTCTGACGGTGCCTCTGAATAATTGAGGAAAAATCAAAATGGCTAAATGGTATGGAACAATCGGCTACGCTGTTACGGAGGAAGTAAAACCGGGCGTATGGAAGGAACAGATTACAGAAAGAGAATACTTCGGGGATGTGATTAAAAACACCAGAAGATTGCAGTCTGCAAGCCAGCTCAACGACGATATAAATATTTCCAATGAAATCAGCATCGTAGCCGATCCATTTGCCAACGAGAATTTCCACGCAATGCGATATGTTGAATTTATGGGCGCCAAATGGAAAATTTCCAATGTGGAAGTACAGTTTCCAAGACTGCTGTTGACGATCGGAGGTTTATACAATGGTTAAATCGAGAGAAAGTTTACAATACAAATTGGAAAATATTCTCGGAAGTCGCAATGTATATTTTCAGCCGCCCGAGTCCTTGAAAATGAAGTATCCGGCAATCGTATATTCTTTAAGCAACATAGAACATACGTTTGCAAACGATGCCGTTTACATGAACAACAAATCCTATCAACTGACCGTCATTGACGAAGATCCCGAAAGCGAAATCAGTGAAAGGGTATCAATGCTGCCGATGTGTCAGTTCAACCGTCGCTTTACAGCGGACAATCTCAATCATGATGTTTTTACATTATTTTACTGAAAACAGAAGGGTGTCATAGTTTCTGGAGAGAAACTCTAAAAAATACTACATTTATTGTACAAGGAGAATGAATCTATGTCTAAGAAAATTACTTGGGATAAGACCGGCGAGCGCTATTACGAAACCGGTGTCGAAAAGGGCGTACTTTATCCGTACAAGGATGGTGAATATTCCACCGGTGTTGCGTGGAATGGTCTTACTGCTGTAAACGAGAAGCCTTCCGGTGCTGAAGCAACTGCTCTGTATGCAGACAACATTAAGTATCTGTCGCTCATGTCCAATGAAGATTTCGGTGCAACGATTGAGGCTTATACTTATCCCGATGAATTTGCACAGTGCGACGGCTCTGCTGAAATTGCATCAGGTGTGGTAATCGGGCAACAGAAACGAACTACATTCGGTCTTAGTTATATAACTAAGCTTGGGAATGACACGGACGGTTCGGATTATGGTTATAAGCTGCATATCGTGTATGGCTGTATGGCATCACCATCCGAGAAAGGCTATAATACAATCAATGACTCTCCGGAAGCAATCACATTCTCATGGGAAGTATCTACAACTCCCGTTGAGATTCCCGGCTTTAAGCCCTCTGCCACAATCACTATCGACAGTACAAAGTGTGATAAGGAAAGTCTCACGGCATTGGAAACAATTCTATACGGTTCCGAAACAGAAGAAGCGAGTCTGCCGATTCCGGAAGAACTGGCTACTATTTTCAGCAAGAGTGCTGAATAATTTACATTGCTAACAAAAAAATCAAAATGAATATCGGAGGTGTCACAATCTGACACTTCCTTTTCATTTTTCGCTCGAAAGGAGAAATTACAATGCTGAAAAAAACAATTACCTATACGGATTATGATGGAAACCAGAGAACCGAAGACTGTTACTTTAATCTCAACGAATCTGAACTCGTAGAGCTTGGAAACAGCACTCAGGAGGGATTTGTCGAAACAATTACCAACATTATAAATGCCAACGACAAACCGGCAATCATGGGATATTTCAAGAAACTTCTGCTCCTGTCTTATGGACAAAAAAGTTCCGACGGCCGTCGGTTCATCAAATCAGAAAAAATTTCTGAGGAGTTTTCACAGACTGAAGCATATAATAAACTCTTTATGGAATTGGTTACAGACGAAAATGCGGCACCTGCTTTCATCAATGCCGTCATACCCAATATCAAGATTCCGGCATCTGCTGCTGAATCCGTTACGGCAACCGATTAAATAAGGAGAAACAGCAATGCTTCAGCTTATCATTTCGTCCTGTGAATTGTGGGATGAAAACAAAAAACTATTTGTTTACACTAAAGAACAGACGCTTATGCTTGAGCATTCCCTTGTGTCTCTTTCCAAATGGGAATCGAAATGGTGCAAGCCGTTTCTTTCAAAAGAAGATAAAAAATTTGAGGAAACGATTGATTACGTTCGATGCATGACACTTACCCAGAATGTTGACCCAACTATATATCAGTATCTTTCTGATGAAAATGTAAAACAGATTAATCACTATATTGATTCTCCCATGACTGCAACGTGGTTCTCTGAAGATAAAAAAACCCCCAACAGTCGTGAGCAGATTACATCGGAGTTGATTTATTATTGGATGATTGCTCTGAATATTCCCTTTGAATGCCAGAAGTGGCATCTGAATCGGCTGCTTACGCTGATTCGGGTATGCAACATCAAAAATCAGCCGCCCAAGAAACGAAGCAAGAGAGAAATTATGAGCAGAAATGCCGCCTTGAATGCTGCTCGCAAACGAAAATTAAACACCAAGGGATAGGAGTGTGTAACATGAACAAAAAAGGAATTGACATTTCAAAATGGCAGACAGATGTCGATTTTGCCAAGGTGAAAGCATCTGGCGTTGATTTCGTTATCATTCGTGCCGGATTTGGAAAGCTTTCCTCACAGAAAGATTCACAGTTTGAAACTCATTATAAAAATGCTAAGGCAGCCGGTCTTAAAGTTGGTGCCTATTGGTACAGTTATGCCGACAGCGAAGCAGATGCCAGACTGGAAGCGACGGCGTGTCTTGATGTGATCAAGGGGAAACAGTTTGAATATCCGATATATTTCGACCTTGAGGAAAAGAAGCAGCTCGATAAAGGTCGTGATTTCTGCTCACAGCTTGTAACGACCTTTTGCGGTGAGCTGGAAAAAGCCAGATATTTTGCAGGACTGTATATTAGCCGTTCCCCGTTGCAGACACATATTTCTGATAAGGTTGCTAAGCGATATGCACTATGGGTAGCGGAATATGCTTCTAAGTGCCAATATACCGGCAGCTATGGTATGTGGCAGTACAGCAGTACCGGTACAGTTTCCGGAGTAAATGGCAATGTGGATCTGGATGAGTGTTACATCGACTATCCGACAATCATCACATCATCCGGCTTTAATGGATACAGTTCAAAAACAGCATCCTCTGAAGCTTCAACAGTTTACACTGTCAAGAGCGGTGATACACTTTCATCAATTGCCAAGAGATACAAAACTACCGTTGCAAAGCTCGTACAGGACAACAGTATTAAGGATGCAAACAAAATTTACATCGGGCAGAAACTGACAATCAATACTTAAAGGAGCACCAAATGATTACTTTCAGACAAAAGGGCGACTTTTCAAAACTGAATCGTTATTTGAAAAAAGTTAAATCAGCCGTAAAGCTGGACAACCTTGATCAATACGGTCGGGAAGGTGTAGCCGCCCTTGCGTCTGCAACCCCTGTTGACACCGGAAAAACAGCAAGTTCGTGGAGTTACAAAATTTCTCGCAACGATGAAAAGGTCACAATCTCATTCTATAATTCCAATATTCAAAATGGGGTGCCTATTGCAATCATCCTGCAATACGGACACGGCACAAGAAACGGTGGCTATGTACAAGGGCGGGATTATATTAACCCTGCAATTCAACCAGTATTCGACAGGATTACAGAATCAGCATGGAAGGAGGTCACGGGGCTATGAGCACAACAATTGACGAACGGGTTGTGGAAATGCGTTTCAATAATAGCCAGTTTGAAACCAACGTTCAAACAAGTTTGTCAACCATTGACAAGCTAAAACAGGCTCTGAAACTTGACGGAGCGTCCAAGGGACTGGAATCTGTCAGAGATGCAGCTAAAAAAGTTAATTTCTCTGACCTGAGCAGTGCTGTGGAAACGGTTCAGTTAAAATTTTCAGCATTTGAAGTAGTTGCGATTACCGCTCTCACCAACATCGTGAACAAGGCTGTTGATGCTGGTACACAATTGGTAAAATCACTGTCCGTGGATAATATTGCATCCGGTTGGGAAAAGTTCAGCAACAAGACTACATCCGTCGGAACTCTTATTTCTCAGGGTTACGATATGAATACTGTTTCTGAACAGCTTGAACGTCTCAATTGGTATACTGACGAAACGAGCTACAATTTCACAGACATGGTTTCCAGTATTGCCAAGTTCACAGCTTCCGGACAAGATCTGACAGCATCCGTCACTGCTCTGGAGGGTATTGCTAACTGGGCAGCATTGTCAGGACAAAATGCAACCACTGCAAGTCATGCGATGTATCAGCTTTCACAGGCTATGGGTGCTGGCACAATGCGGAAAGAAGATTACAAATCTATTCAGAACGTATCCATGGATACCGATGAATTCCGACAAAAAGCACTCGACGCAGGTGTTGCTTTAGGTACGCTCAAAAAAAATGCGGATGACACTTATACCTCTCTTATTAATAATAGCGGTGCCTTTACAAAATCGCAATTTGCAGAACACCTGACAGAGGATGCATGGTTCACTTCGGACGTAATGATGAAAGTCTTTACTGACTATTCAGCCGCTGTCGATGAAATCTACGAATATGCCAACGAAAAGGGAATCACGGCTTCACAGGCGATTGAAGAATTGGGAGATAGTGTAGATCAATTCGGTCTGAAAGCATTTAAAGCTGCGCAGGAAGCAAGAACATGGACGGACGTTATAGATTCGGTCAAGGATGCTGTCAGCACTGGTTGGATGACGACCTTTGAACTCATCTTCGGTAACTATGAAGAAGCTAAACAATTATGGACAGATCTTGCTAACGCACTTTATGATATGTTTGCGGAAAGTGGAAACGCCAGAAACGAGATGCTACAGGAGTGGCATGATCTCGGAGGAAGAGACTCCCTGATCAATTCGTTTTGGAATGTCTTTAACGCTCTGACTGATGCGATAGATACTGTAAAGGGAGCTTTCAGAGAAGTTTTTCCGGCAGTTACAGCAGAACAGCTTGTCAGCTTTACAAAAAAAGTTGAGAACCTGACTGAAAAATTCAAAATGAATAGTGCGATGTCCGCAACTCTTAACGACGTTTTTGTTAATCTGTTTCAAACAGTTCGCAATCTTGGAGGAGTGTTTAAAAATGCCCTTGGCACTGTAATAGAGCTTATAAAACCGATCGGAGATGCATTCGTATCTATTTTTACGCCAACTAACTACGGTATCACATTCTTTATAAGCAGCATCAGTCAGTTGTCGAATACACTCTCCACATCGACAAATCATCTGAAAATTTTAACAGCTAATTTCAAACTTAATGAAAAAACTACCGCCAATCTGCAAAGCACCTTCAAGGGATTGTTTGCAGTCATGGACATTATCGGTCAGGCAATATCAGCGATAGTTGGCTGTTTAAAGCCATTACTCGGTTTGCTACCGGGTGTCGGGAACAGAGTTCTCGGTGTTACCGACAGTGTTCTTGGTGTCACCGGAAGCCTCGGCGAATGGATTGCGAAAATGGATGAAACAATCCGCAAAAACGATACCTTCAAGAAAGCCATCGAGAAAGTGGTTATATTTATCCAGGGAATTCCTGAAAAAATCAATGCTGTATTCCAAGGTATTACCGGAATCTCTCTCGGCGATGCATTTGATAGTCTCAAGGAAAAAGCGGCTGAACTTCTTGATAAGCTGAAAGAAGTGTTCAATGGCTTCGGCACAATTGACATGGGTAATTTCGACTCTTTTGTTGAGAACGTTCGGAATAAATTTAACCCGTTCACTTCTTTTCTTGACGGCATTAAAAAGTTTGTGACCGGCGTATGGTCTGTTTTGAAGAAAGCTGCCCCCGCATTGGCAAATATAGCCTCTGCTATTGGAAATGCGATGGGTGAAATCGGTGACGCTCTTACAAAGGCATTTGCTGATGCCGACTTCAGTGACGCTACAGATATTATCAACGGTGGGGTTCTTGTATCGTTGGTTCTCGGAATCAATAAG